GATTATGGTTTGCCTCAAATGAGAAAAAGATTAATTATAGTTGGTGTAAGAAATGATATTGAACTTATCAATCACATTGATAAATTACTTGACTTGGATGAATATAAAAAAGAAGCAACCTTGACAGAACTTCTTGGTAAAAATTTTGAAAAGAAAACAGCATATACTATTAGATGTGGTGGTAAAAATTCTCCTATTGATGACAAGCATAATTGGGATGGATATATGGTTGATGGAAAAGAATACAGATTAACTAAAGAAGATTGTTTGAAAATACAAGGGTTTAGTTCAGAGTTTAAATTATGTGGAAATAATAAAGACCAGTGGAAACAGTTAGGGAATACAATTCCCACTGTATTTACTGAAATAATTGGTAAGCAAATTTCAAAATATTATAATCTAACATGAATGCTACCACATTGTTTCCCATTGACTTCATCAGTATAAATCCATGGAAGACAATTATCTACTATCTTCTTTGGCATACCTTTTGGGCGGAAAGAAATGCGACATTGTTCAATGATAGTTTCTACATAGTTCATTTTTTTTTCCTCTGAACCACAATCTGTAAACGTGAGAGAGCCATCTTTGTTAATCACAAGAATAGAATCACATTCAATTGGAGAAAGTTTTTTCCCAGTTCCTTTAAATATAAAATATGAAAGCATCTTCATAAAACTTGTTTTAATCTTTTCATCATGAAATGATTTCATGTCACGAAATTCAATATCCTCGCCAAAAACAACTTTTCTTCTTTCGTTTATTATTTTGTTTTTCCTGTTATTAATATATTCTTTTGCCAATGAATCTAATTCACAAATACATGGCTGTAAAGTTGTTTGAAATATATTTGCACTTCTAGGTGTATGATTTAATATAGATGGTTTTGCGCCACGCAAAGATTTCATAGATGAATATCGCATTACATTTGTATGCTTAAGCAAAATTATAACATCAGCTTTAGAACCAGAGGGAGCTTTTTTTATTTGTTCAATGGACGCATATGGTAACTTTGTAGTAGGATTTATTATTTCTATACCTTCGCATGCATCGTTTCCAAAAAGTGATGTGCAATATTCTATGTCCATTCTTTTTTCAAATAACTCCTTTTTATATTTTATTTCGTCCTTTTCACCCTTGTTTCCTTCCCTTGTAGATTTACCTTTGTCGGAAATATTGCCGATTGATATGAATTTATTTTCGCTTGTCATTTTGCTCGTTTTTAAATACTTATTATTATTAGTTTTTAAATCAATTTTTTTATGAAGATGTTTAATACTTTGTAGTTTTGGTTTGTTATTGAAGGTTCTAGCAATTTTCAATAATAAATATTTTTGATTTTACACTCTCAATGCGGGACAACATTTCTTTAAGTATCTTTAAGAATAATATCTATTTTTGGGAAATATCGAATGGGCAAAAGTGTTTGGGAAAGTCAAAAATGGACAAAAAAAATGTCCAATTTTCAAAAACCCAGGGACTTTACCAAAATGGAAATTTCCTAAAAGTGATTTCGCATCATAATGCTCTCAATACAGAATTTTTCATTCAAAATGTGTTATGATAAAAAAAATGTGTTTTTGGAGAAAAGGATTTAGGCATTTTTTCTATTTACAATATATGGAAATATTGGAAACAAAAAATTCTCCAAAAAATGCCGAATTCTATTGCGTAAAATGTGACTTTACATGCTGCAAGAAAAGCAATTGGGAAACTCATGTTAACACTAAAAAACACATTAACCGTATAAGTGGAAAATATATGTCACCTATGGAAATATCAAAACTGCCGTTATACAACTGCAAATGTGGTAAAATATATAAATCAATTTCTGGATTGTGGAAACACAAAAAAAATTGTAATCTTGAAAAACCAATAGTAACAACAAATCTACAAATTGACATGTCATACAACGTTATTCTTGAAATCGTAAAACAAAACCAGGAGTTTAAAGAACTTTTAATAGAACAAAATAAAGAAAATCAAAAACTACAACAACAATTATTGGAAATGGCAAAAGAAGGAAAAACAATTAATAATACAACTAACAATAACACAAATAACTTTAACTTGCAATTCTTTTTGAATGAGCAATGCAAAGACGCCCTTAACATAATGGACTTTATTAATCAATTAAAATTAAATACAACTGACTTGGATATGGTTGGTCGTGTAGGATACTCTGAGGGCATTTCAAAACTTTTTATTAGGGGACTCAAAGAACTTGATGTTTTTAAGCGACCTATTCATTGCAGCGACTTGAAGAGAGAAGTTGTTTATGTAAAAGACAAAGACGCTTGGGAAAAAGACAGCGATGAAAAGAATAAAATGAAAACGGCAATTAAATACATTGCTGCAAAAAACTTTAAACAAATAAAAAACTGGAAACAAGAAAATCCCGAATCGGATGATTATGATTCCAAAAAACACATGGATTACCACCAAATTGTTATTCATTCCATGGGTGGAGCAACAAAAGAAGAAGATGAACAGCATTATAATAAAATCATTCGTAATGTAGCAAAGGAATCCGTCATTGATAAATCTTTATCAAAATAATAATAGTAATATTATAACTAAAATTTTATGTTATAATATTATTCAGAATCTTCAAATATCAAATCTGTATGAAATAACTCGTTTAATACTTTGTTTGCAAATGGCATGAAATCATTTTTACACAAACATAAACTAACACCTTGAGACATCGCTAAAGCCATTTGAAGTTTTACAAAGTCGTCACTTATGTGTAAATTATAGGACCTCAATCTGTTACCATTTAAATATTCATTAAACTTTTTAATAAAATCGTATATCTTAATTTGACTTGCATCTTTTGAATTATGTAAAGTTTCCTCTATAATTTTACTAGCTTCTATGTATAATTTTTCTCTTTGTTCAAATGGAATACTTTGAAATATTTCTCTAGGTTTAATTATGTTGTCCAATAACTTTTCAGCTAGAACTCTAGATGAATCTGTAAACATACTACTAACAATCTCTAAAAATAGCTTTGTTGTTTTTTCATTTATACGTGTAACAATTCCAAAATCTATTAATCCTAATTGATACTCGGATTCTTTTGCAGGTTTTTCCACAAGTTTTTCCACATTTTTAATAAAAATAATATTTCCCGCATGCAAATCTCCATGAGTTACACTATTATTTATTATTGTAACAAATCCATATTTCATCACCAACTTTGCATATTGATTGTAATCAGAATCGTCTAATTTTGAGATATGAACACCGTCAATATATTCCATCATAATAACGTCTGAATATTTGTTAGTAACATCTGGATAAAGCTCAGGTATTTTTATATATTTTAAATCCTTACAATTCTCCTTCATCTCCAGTGTGTTTTTTACTTCTTCGTGGAAATCTAGTTGTTGGCGCAATAAGTCAATATTTTTTCTAATTACATTGGGGATATCAAGCGTATTAAACTGTGGAATAATTGATATCATTCTTATAAAAAATAGTAGTTTTTCAATTGCATCGTCTAGTTTGACATCTATATCCTTGCGCTTTACTTTTAAAATTACATGGTTTCCATCAACATTTCTGAGTTTATAAACGAGAGAAATCATACCAGATTTCATTGGAATTGTATCGTTTTCGGCTCTTAGGTAATATTCTCTTTCTATTTGTCTTATTAAATCTTCATTAATATCGTCGTACGAATAAGGTGCAGAATCTGTATATTTTAATAGCTCGCGGTTCATTGTATCATCTATTAAATTATTATTTAATGAGATTGCTTGGAACATTTTTACGTATAAAATATTTTTTTGAGACAATTTTTTTGCGACATTTTGAATAAATATATTGTAGTCTCTCTTTATAAAATATTGAACGCATTCGTAAGAAAACATAACTGTAACATCAAGCATAAATACTACATTGGAAACAGTTTTTCTGATTGTGAGATAGATATCGTTGAGTTGAAACATCTATTATCTAGTATTATTAACTGTAATTTTCTCTATAAATTGTTTTGCTCTTAAAAATATTTTGCTAATAACAGTTGTTGCCAACTTTTCAATAAACTCTGGCAATTTCATGCTTGTGCTAAAAGAGGTTGTTGTTTTAATACTTACTCTGTGTGGATTAATAAAATCGCATACTGTTGTTACACTATGAATCGGAATAAGCTGAGCTTCTTTATTTGTTATATTAACCTTTGGTTGAGTATTCTTTGTTGTAGTTGTAAAAATTATTTGTTTTTCTGTTTTCTCAATGGAAATATCAATGTGTGCATATTTTTGCGGAACTCCAAAGTCATCAAAAAAGTGTTTAAATAATATATATATTGTTGCACTTTCGGGTGTATTCATTTCTAAATAAAAGTCGTCAAATATGTCGTGTTTGTTGAGTTCATATATGAGTTTTATAAATTCCAAATTAATAATTTTTTCTAATAAAATCTTATTGTTTTTAATTTCATATTCAAATAAATAGTTGTGCTTATCCAGTCTCGTCATTTTATAATCTTTTTTATCCATAATTATTTTGGTCTTATTGGATTCGTCTTCGTCTTTATCTTTATCTAAATTCATTTATTATATTTGTCTTTTAATTTAATAAATGAATTATAACTTGGCTAAAATTTGCATTCTATTTTGTTAACTTAAATGTCTAAGCTGACAGTGTTTTTATCAGATTTTTGACGTCTCTTGCTTCGCTTAGGCATATTACCGTCAGTTTGCAATTCCTTCAAGTCAGAAATACTGATTGTGCTGCTATCATTAAAAGAAGGTTGTTGGGATTGTTGAGGTGCCTCCTGAATATTAATCGTCTTGGTCTTTAATCCAGATAAAATATCAGAAATATCACTTGGTCCCTTCATTTCAGCGCGAGGTGTAGGACCGCGTCTGCTGCTGCGCTCTCCGTCTGATGGAGTAGAAAAGTTCTCTCTTATGTTAATGCCGTCATTTTGGCCTTGATTGGGGTTAAAGTTGTTGCGACCCATGTTAAAGCTGTTATTGTTGCCAGGTCTGCTGGAAGGAGGCATGGGTGCACCTGGTCCTTGGGTTGCCATGGGCGGTGGAGGAGGTCCATTCATGGACACTTGAGGCTCAGGATTCATCATGTTATTCATAAAACCAGAGAACCCGGGACTTTGTTGGCCCATAGAGTTCACTGCAGCGGTTTGAAACTGACGCATTAAGTCAGGGTTTTGACGCAAGATGTCGTCCATTCCAGGCATAGCAGACTTGAACATGGTGTTGGTCATATGAACCATCATAGCACTTCCGCCTAGTTGAAACAGCAGCTTAAGCTCAGGAGCCATAGAGGCCTTGCTCTTATACTTTTCATACAGTTCACCAAAAACATCATCATAGTCATTCATATTTTCGTTTACTTGTTCGCTCCATCCGTCTAATTT